CTAGTGGAGCAAGAGCAAACCTTTTAGCAGTTGGCTATACCGCTACTACAGGTTCAGCGATTCTACCAAGTGGCACTACTGGACAGCGAGATGGTTCTCCTGCCGCAGGTTATATCCGCTTTAACTCCACCACTGGAACCTTTGAAGGTTACACCACTGCGTGGGGTTCTATCGGTGGTGGCGCTACAGGTGCTGGTGGCGATGCGGTATTCCAAGAGAACTCACCAACTGTAACTACATCGTATACATTATCAACTGGGAAAAACGCTATGTCTGTGGGACCTATAACGATTAATGCAGGGGCTACAGTAACTGTACCCTCTGGCGCTAGATGGGTGGTATTATGAGCATCATACTCCAAGGAAGTACCTCCGGAAGTATCACTTTACAAGAACCAGCCGTTGCTGGTACTACTGTATTGACTTTACCAGCCGTATCGGGAAATGTTCTTACAGATACATCACCTAAAGCTGGTAATGTTTTGCAAGTAGTTCATACTGGGTCAACAACTCAATTTTCTACTTCTTCATCTTCTTTTGTAACTACTGGATTAGCCCGTTCAATCACGCCAACAAGTTCTAGTAGCAAAATATTGGTTATTTTTAGTGGCAATACTTTTACAAGTACTGCGGCAGCTAATTGTGTTGGTGCAATTTACAGAGGTGCATCAAACATTATGGAATCAATTATTGTTTATTCAAATGCATCAGGGGCTTCAACTATGGGAACTTCATGTTCTCTTGTTTATTTAGATTCTCCAGCAACTACCTCATCCACAACTTATACAATTTACACAAAAACGGATGCTGGAAACATAATTTTCTCGCAAAATAACAATAGTTATTATGGAATTACTCTTATGGAGATTGCAGGATGATTGACGCTATCTACAAACTAAACCCATCCGTAGTTACTATTCGTGGCGAAACAGCTTATGATGCTGATGGCAACGAAGTCGCATACGATAAAGTCGCAGTTCAGGCTTATGTAGATGCTCATGCTTATATTGCTAAAAGAGCATCAGAATACCCACCCATCACCGATTACATTGATGGTGTAGTAAAGGGCGACCAAGCACAAATTGATAAATACATTGCTGACTGCTTGGCGGTCAAGACTAAGTATCCAAAGGGAGTAGCATAAATCGTGTTTTACTCTTATGTTTATTCTGACCCAGTAACTAACATACCTTTTTATGTTGGCAAGGGTACTGGTAGCAGAGCATATAGACATTTAAGTAAATGTCACAATATTGCCGTACACAATAAAATTCAAAAATTAAAGCAAAATAACAAACAACCTTTTATTGATATTATTGAAACAAGTACAGAAGAATTTGCTTTTTTATTAGAAAAAGGACTTGTAAAATATTTTGGTAGAGTAGACCAAAACACAGGAACTTTATTTAATTTTACTGATGGCGGTGAATTTACGGGTGCAAAAAAAGGAAGACCCGCACCCAATAAAGGTAAAAAAACTGGGCCTTTGTCTGAAGAACACAAAGCCAAGTTATCTGCATCAAGAATGGGCTACAAAAAAGGTGTAGCTCAAATTCGTGTTAGTTGTTTATTTTGTAAAAAAGAAGGCGGTTATCCAATTATGGCTACTAGACATCTTGATAAATGCAAATTAAAAGGAATTGAATAATGGCATCAATTATTACAGCCACAACTACAAGTGGATTAACCCAATCTGCTGACAATAGCGGTGTATTACAGTTAGCATCGGGTACTGGTAACTTAGTTACTGTGCCATCGGTAACAGGCACAGCAATGGTTAGCGGTAATATGCCAGCGTTTAGTGCATCAAGAACAACAAGCCAAAGTTTTAGCGGCAGCACTTGGACAAAAATTCAATTTAACACAGAAAATTGGGACACAGCAAATTGTTACGATAACGCCACAAATTATCGTTTTACACCTAATGTTGCTGGTTATTACATGATAAATGTTTGCTGTGATATGTCATTTAGTGGTACTGCCACAGTAGCTGGAATTGGAATAAATAAAAATGGTGCTTTTTATGCTTACAGCCCAGTTTTTTACGGAACTATGAACGCTGGACTAGGTTTTAATGGTTCTTGGCTTGTTTATTTTAATGGCTCAACAGAATATGTTGAAGCTATGATTTATTCAAATGGTGGAAGCCCAGCCGTTAGCCCTAGTAGTGGTAATTTATTTTCAGGCGTATTAGTGAGGACAGCATGACATTACACGAAAAAATTATTAATTTATATCCTGAACTTGCTACTTTTGATTTTTGCAAAGGCTCAATCCTTTTACAAAACAATGGTGATGGCGATTTTATTGCTAAATGGGAACACCCAACTTTGCCAAGACCAACAGATGAGGAGTTAGCATAATGCCTATAACCTTAGACGGCACAGCACAACGCTTTAATGAAGCGTTTGAGTACCGCAATGGCGAACTGTATTGGAAAATTAATACCAATCCATCAAAGCGTCTAATCGGTAAGCGTGCTGGTTGTATGTCTAGTATGTATGGTGTAGTAAACCTAGATGGTCAGGCTTACTGTATCCATAAGGTAATTTTCTGTATGCATCATGGTTATATGCCTGAAGTGGTTGACCATATTAACGGAGTTAAAAAAGACCACAGAATTGAAAACTTGCGTGCCGCCAATCACCAATCGAATAATTGGAACAAGACTGTGCAAAGCAACAATAAGTTAAGAATGAAGAACATTAGTTGGCACAAGCAAAACAAGAAGTATTGGGTGCAGATTACCCAAAATAGAAAGAAAGTTTACAGTCAAATGTTTGATGATTTAGAACTTGCCGAACTTGTAGCTGTCATGGCAAGAGAAAAATATCATGGTAAGTTTGCTAATCATGGAGAATTTAAATGCCAGTAATTATTGATGGTACGAACGGGGTCAACACACCCAATACCTTTGCGTTCAAGAATCGCATCATTGATGGCGGTTTCACTATAAACCAGCGTGGCTATACATCAGGCACTTCACTATCGTCAGGTTCTTATGGACACGACAGATGGAAGGGCGGTGCAAGCGGTGGTACATATACCTTTACACAAGGTTCTACTGGTGTTAATACAACCATTACGATTACGGCTGGTTCTATTATTCAAGTCATTGAAGGTGCTAACTTACCCGAAGGCGGTACTTATGTCTTATCGTGGACAGGCACAGCACAAGGCAAGATTGGTGCTGGTAGCTTTGGTGCAAGCGGAATAACAGGAACAATTACTGCGGGAACAAACACTAACATTGAGTTCAACACAGGAACTTGTGGCAATGTGCAATTAGAGATAGGCTCTACAGCTACTAGCTTTGATTACAGACCTTATGGAACTGAGTTACAGCTTTGCCAGCGTTACTTCCAAGTATTTCAAGGTGGTGCTGGTAAGTTTCAAAACTTATCTACATTTCAACTATATGCACAATTTCCAACTAGCATGAGAACAAGTGGCGTAACTGGTTCACTTATTGGAACTGTAAAGATTGATAATTACGCTGGTGGTGACCCAACAATATCTAGTATAGGAAGTATTGCTACTTCAGGTGCTTCAGGCGTGAATTATGTTTTAGTAAACTTGACGGGCGGTTCAGGTTCGCCTACCAATGGTTCTATTGGCGGCATTTACGCTTCAGGTTCAGCTAATAACGGCATTGCTTTGTCTGCGGAGTTATAAAATGTATAAATTATCTAGCCCTTTTAAAGAAACCCCTACAAATTGCGTAATTCGTTTATCCGATAATGCTTGCATTGTTATGCATCCTGACAACACCGACTACGCTAACTTTAAAAAAGAAGTCTTAGCTGGTGCAGAACTGCAAGATGCCGATGGGAATGTGATGACACAAGCTGATGCCTTTATAGCGACTTTGCCATAGGTGACCTGTGAGTTTTGAGATTGATCCCGTAAAGTACGGTGTCCTTTGGCAGAAAGTCGAAAACTACGAGGCCAAGTTCGATGAAATGTCTAAAAAGATCGACAAAATGGAAGCTTCTGTTGAAGAACTGGTCGCAATGGCTAATCGTTCTAGGGGCGGTTTTTGGGTCGGTATGGGGTTTGTATCAGCTTTTAGTTCACTCGTGGGTTTTATCGCACATTGGCTTGGTAACAGGTAGGTTATCAATGTGTCGGATGGTTTACTAGAAGGTGCAAAGTCCCTCAGTAGTTCCCTAAACGCAAGTCGGGATGTTAGTAAAGAACTATCTAAAAGTATTGCGGATGTTCAAAAAGAAGCTTCCGATGTAGCGCAACAGCGTAACCTTGACAGGCGCAGGGAACTTAGAGAGAACGAGGTACGCAAGGAACTATTCCTCAAACGAGTCCTAATCCAATGGGAGCATGAGGAGCAGGTCAGGCGGGAAGAAGCAAAGATACGGGCAGACTTTTTAAAGAAGTACGGTAAACGCTGGGCTGAAGTCGAAGCACTAAAAGCCAAGCTAGAAAAGCAGGACAAAGAGTTTCAAAAGGCATTTGATAAAGACCTAAATCGTGCAAGAGTAGCGCAATTTTGGTGTTTTGTAGTAGCTGGATATATCGCTTACTATTTGGTTTGGGGGTCTAAATAATGGATGCACTACTTGGAATCTTAAAAGGCGTTGCGCCTGTCTTAGCAACAGCGGTAGCAGGGCCAGCAGGGGGTGCGGCAGTCGGTTGGATTGCCTCAAAGCTAGGCATCCCTGATGACACCATAGAGGGCGTTACAAAGGCTCTTACGGGCAATCCTGAGATGACCTTAAAACTCAAAGAACTTGACCTTGAGTACGCTAAATTAGAGGTACAGGATCGTGATTCTGCCCGTAAAGCATATTCTGCTGTAGCAACCTCAGAACACGCTACAAAGCTGGATAAAGCGGTCGTACCTATCCTAGCCCTAGGAACAGTTACCCTAGCATTTACTTTTATCGCTATCCTAATGTTTAGAGATGTACCCGTAGACCAACAGCAGATGGTGATTTTTGCCCTAGGATTTATTACCAGTAGCGCAGGACAAGTCTTATCGTTCTATTTTGGTTCTAGTCAGGGGTCTAAAGACAAGAACAAAGAGATACAGGAGATGATGAAAAAATGAACCTATCCGAACACTTCACCCTAGACGAACTGACCCACACAGATCATCGTCAGTTTGACAATACGCCCAATGCCTCAGAGATGGCTAACCTTGTGCGCCTAGCATCCTTCCTTGAGGAAGTTAAGACCGTCTTAGGTAATAAGCCCGTGATGGTTAACTCAGCTTTTCGTTGCAAAGAAGTCAATGACGCTGTAGGATCAAAGGACACTAGCCAGCATCGGATTGGATGTGCCGCAGATATTCGAGTACCGAGCATGACCCCCGATGAAGTCGTTAAGGCGGTAATCGCATCGGGGATTGGATATGACCAAATTATTCGAGAATTTGACCGTTGGACACATATTAGTATTCCTAATATTGCTGGCACTAATCCTCGCAAGCAAGCACTGATTATTGATAAAGCTGGGACTAGACCCTACGCCTAGAACAGTTCGGTCAGGTCTACGATTTTCCACAAGTCCTTGGGGACATCGTAGAAGTATTCGTCACGGGCTACCGCCCTGTTTGGTACTTCTATTAACGGGCAATCCTTAATCTTATTTGCCCTGATCCAGTAGGCATGGGTCAAGGGTTTATTGACCACATACATAGTCGTTCTAGGATGGTTAAATAACTTATCCTTGCGCTGGGCTATGTGGATCGTATTAAACGGGCAAAACTCCCAATCCCTGACCTCTACCTCGGCATACCCTAAATGCTCCCCCTTACGGCTTAATACGAGGTCTACAGCGTACTTATCGGGGTTAGGGGTAGCATCTATATACCAAAGGTTATTGAGCCACCTAGCCACGGCATCACGGGCAGGTGGGTCACAAGCATCGTGCAAGGCTTGGTCAAATGCCTTGTACTTCATTCTTGTGCCTTTCTTAGTATTGCTCTAGCAAACTTAATAAACGAATCTTGATAATCACGAACTTCAAAAGTTGTATCAAAGATTTCTATTATTTCCTCATCTGTTAGTGTCTTAAACGCTGGTTTATAAATTGTTGTGCCACATTGAAGGCAGATTGATTCATAATTAGAAAACCTATCTTTTGCCTTTGATTTTTTTGCTGGATGGGTGTAGAGTGGAATAGTATGTTGCTCATCCTGTTCTCTACGCACTACGGCTTTAATAATATGGTCTGCATCCAAAACATCTTGTGATGTCCACGCTACTGGTTCATTGTTCATATTGCATAGCCGTGCATTAGGTAGTTAGTACCAAAGAACACCACGCAAAAAAGGATTGCCGCCAAACCACCTAGCAAGAACATACGGATAGACTCAATACGCTCCTTTTTCTTCTCTGAAGCCCGTAAAGCGTTGTATGCCTCTAGGTCACCCCAGCCCTTATCAATCATGCGCTGGCGTTGCTCAAACTTGCGCTGTGCCTCATAAAAGCGTTCTGCATCTCGTTCAGTCTGTAACATGATGACTCCTTATTGAAAGATACGATAACGGGGATTGCAGGTCACTTCTACGGGTACATCGGTGGTAACCCCGTTGATCCTGCGCTTGGCGGTAATGACTACGGGGCGTGTGCCAGCATCCTCACACTCATTAATGCCTAGAATTACCTGCGCCCGTGTCATGTGATACGCCTGTTTGTCAGTTTCTAGGCT